GTTGTCGCGGATCGTGCCGGAGCCGACATCCACGTCGCGGAACTCGCCGGGTGCGATCGGGGTGTCATCACCCTTGATGCGCAGACCACGGCTCTTCAAGCCACCGGGCAGGTTACTCAATGTACCTGCGTCGATCAGCTGGCGCATCAGGCTGGTGGCCGAGTTGGCGAACCCGCCGATCAGGTGAAAGAGACCAAAGCCATAGGCACCGAAGCCGGGGATGTACTGATAGTGAACGAAGTGCTGACGCTTGAGATGAAGACTGTCGTCCTCATTCCAGTTTCTGCGGATGGACAAAACGGTGTTGGTGCCACGGATGAAGGTCACCACGTAGGGTAGAGCGATGCCGGTGAGTTCGCCGTCTTCGTCTTTGTCGGAGAGGGGGTCGTCTTTGAAAACCAGTTTGACATGGCTCTCATACAGGGTGAAGCGCTCGTCGTTTAAGTCGGCAAAGCCGGTCTCTTTGTCCTTGGCCTTGTTGATTTCATCGATGGCACGGTCTGGATCACCCAGCTCGACATCGCAGTAGAAACCGGCCTGTTGCAATTCAAGAATCTCGTTCTTGGTCTTGCGCATCACGTGGGTGACGCGGTAGCAACTTTGGATGTCCGATGTTCCGTAGGGCAGGAGGATGTCTTCTGCGGGGATGAAGATGGAGGTCTGCCGGCCGATGCTGGGGTCGTAGTAGACCTTCTTGAATGCCGAGCCGGTAGCGGGCAAGCTCCAGAGCATGCGCTCATGCTCAGGGCGGAACTCTTGCATGACCTCGGTCAATTGGAAGTTCATGTCCTCTTGAACCCGCTGGGCGGCTTCTTTCTTGGCTGGGGTCTCTTTGCCGACGATCTTGGTCCGAACCGGACCGGCCGCAGGGAAGGTCTCGGTGATCGTCTCTGACTGAAACCTGACAACAGCTTCGGTGATCATGGGGTGGAAGACACCGGAAGCACCATCCCAAGGCTCAGTACGCTCTTCGATCTGTAGGCCCAAGAGCTTCAAGCCGGTGACGTAAGCCTTCTCCCACTCCTTGCGAGAGTTGCGGTCGTTGTCGATGTCGCCATCCAAGTCGGAGACCATGAGCTGGATGGAGCTCTCTGGGAGGTATTCGGCGAGGTTGGCATCGAAATCATTAACGCTGGGTTCGGCCTTCTCGATGCTGATCTTAAGACCACCCATGTCAATGTTGACTGCCTCGGGGTCGATGATTTCAATCTCGATCGGCTCCTCTTTTATGGCAGCTGCGTCGATGCCCATGGGTTGTTGGTAGAGAGCTTTGTCAATGTTCGTTGCCATGTTTACACCTTAGTAATATGCCGCTCGTCTGCGGCGGAGGTTTGGCTGATCTTCTTCGTCGCTATCGAGACTGATGAAGCCGCCGCGCCTGAATCTGAGCAATGCTTGGCTTGTTGAGTCAACAAGGTCGTCATGATCGCCATTGGGGAAGGATGCAAGCTCTTCCATCAATTCATCCGCCCACCTTGTATCCGGGCACCAGACAACCCCAGAGGCAAAGAGATCGGAGATCGCGTTTACACGCGCAATCTTATCGCTTCCCTTGCTCGGTGTGTACTCCGAAACAGGAACGCCGATCTGTCGGAGTTCATAAATCAACGGAGCGCCAGAGGCGCGTTTTTCAATGATGAGGGTGTCAGGTTCCCACTCTTGGTAAAGCTCAAGGGCTTTTTGCTTCAGCTCCGGGAACTCCATGCGCTGTTTAAACGAGTCAAGGCAGATGATGTTGGGCTTCATCTCGCCCCTTTGGTTGGGTTGGTCGAAGACTCCCCATGTGGTGCAGGCCGAATAATCGGACCGGTTTGACTTCTCAAAGGCCGTATCCCAGCTCTGGATGATGTAGTCGCATGACGGAGCGACTTCCGACTCCCAGACCCGCCAGCTTTCGCGCTTGATGATCGCGTTTTCCTGTGAGGTGGGATTCTGTTGGTACTGGGCTTCCCACTTGTAGACTGGAATCTCGGCCTTGATGGCTTCCAGTTCTTCCTTCTTCCAAAACCCGGGCCACAGCGGGGTGCCCGACGGCAGAAGGGCGGGGAACTCGATAACCTCCCAGTCGTTTACACCGTCTTTTTCCGAGTTCTTCAAGATTTGGCCGGTCAGGTCCCTCTTGGACCATCGGGTCATCACAATGATGATGGCACCACCGGGCTGAAGACGCTGCCGAGGGCCGGATGTGTACCACTCATACACATTGTCAAAGACTGCGGGGTTTCCCTGTTTGGCTTCTTGTTCCGAATGGGGGTCGTCAATGATCAAAAGGTCTGCGCCCTTACCGGTTACCGCACCGCCCACACCGATAGCGAAGTAGTCACCACCCTTGTCCGTGTTCCACCGGCCGGCTGCCTTTGAATCGGAGGACAGCTTCGTATCAAACACCCGGGAGAACGCCTCAGAGGAAACCAAGTTCCTCACCTTACGGCCAAAACCCACAGCCAGCTCTGCGGTGTGAGCAGTCTGAATGATCTTCTTCTCAGGGTATTTACCTAGAAACCAAGCAGGTAGCAGGTAGGAAGCAAACTCGGACTTGGTGTGCCGAGGAGGCATGTTGATGATCAACCTCTTCAGCTCTCCCTTGGCGACGCGCTCAAAAGCGCTCGCCATGATCTGGTGGTGTTTACCGGAAATAAACCCCGGCCACATGTGGGATGCAAAGTAAATAAACGACTCTTTGCACTTCTCAATCCTGTCGTACTCCAAAAGCATCATGATCTTCGCACGCTCAAGATCATCCACCAACGGAATTAGCTCCCGGTACTTCTCCACCTCTGCGCGAGTCATCATAGAGAAGCTACCCCGCGAACACTGCGGTCAATCAGTTTGATCGAGTTGAATTTGTACGGCTTCACCACGAGTAACCCCTCATCCTTCAGGATGTGCACCACACGGTGAATATTCGATTTACTCTTCAAACCCAACCCACGTGCAATCACCGAATACGACGGAGCCACTCCGTGTAAACGTACATACGCCTTGATGAAATCCAAAACAAGCTGATGACTCGCGTTCATCGGTTCCTCCGTTTAAACAAGTTTACACCCAATCAGAACGTTCGCAAGGGTCTTTCAAAAAATATATGTACCCCCGGGGGGTGGGAATTTGGGAAGTGACGGGGGGTGTCTGGGAAAACATATTCGTTTGTGTGGATTAGAGCGTATAGCGTAGCCGGGCGGCTGGGTCGCATCGGGCCGGGTGGGGGGTGGGTGGGGGTCGCCGGGATGACTGTAGAGGGAGCGTTTACACGCCGCCCTTGCGCTTGGGCATAGGCTTCACGTTGTCCAACAGCTTCAAGTGCCCCGACAGTTCACGTCTCAGTTGCTCTGCGCTGGGTTTCTCTGCTGTCTCTTCCTTCGCTATCTGGAACATTCCTGCCGCCCTGCCCATCAGTTCGAGGGCTTTCAACCGACTGCCCTCTTGCTTGGCCCCTTTAGTCAGTGCCAACAACTCTTTGAGCACGTACCGTTTGGTCGCCGCTGTGTCCTCTGCCAGCACTTCGACTGTCTCACCCCACGCCTCTTGCAAGGCGCTTTGTATGCGTGGATCACGGCTCAGTCTGTAGGCCGCACTGGTGATCACCTGATCCGATCCCTTGGCGTTTGGGTATGCGTCTCGGTAGGCTTGGCGCATGGTTTTCCCAGAGATAAGCCCCTTCGTGAATTCCATCGCTGATGCCGTCAAGGGTTGCACCCTCTTGTATTCCTCTGTGCCTTTTGGCTTTCCATCCACTCTCATCTGCGGTGGTTCTGCGTGAGCGGCTAACCGTTCCGCTTCGCTCAAGACCGGGCCTTCATCCTCACCCTCGTCCTCATTCAGGTGCGCCGCTTCCAATGCCGCCAGCAGTTCGTCTTTCGTGGCCCTCCCGGGCCTTTGTGTATCGCTCATTGTTTCGCTCCTGTGGTTTCGACCAGTCTGTTTAAACGTCCAGCACCGTTCGCACGCCGGAGTCTACCAGAGCCCCGATCGTATGTCCAAGCCACCTACCCCTTCACCCACCCTCGATCGCCCGTTTAAAGCACTTGTGCGATGAAAAGGTACTACAAAGTTGTCCACACCAATCCACAACGACCTGTTGATAAGTTGAGTTATCCACAACGTCCTGTGGATACTGTGGATAAGTTTCTTAATACTTTTTCATCGCACAACGGCCTTGTCGGCCCTGTATTGATCACACCTATACCAACCCCGCTTGAACCCCTTTCAGGGCCTTGTAGGCCCCTTCATTTGCAGTGTTGGCACCTACATATAAGAGCACCTGATCCCTGCGTCTCACCCCTTACGTCAGCACCCGATGGCTGGCCCTCAACCCAATAACCCTACAGTTTGCTCAGGTATCTATTGACCCCCTGTTTAAACTAGTGATATGATTCAGCCATGCACTAGCAATAGTGCTTCACCGAACAGCCCGGTATACGGTTGGTCTGAGGCGAAACCCGGAGGAAGTCCGGGAGCAAGTCAGGCAAGGTTCAAGCCTTGCACCGCTGTTTGGCGGTAGAGCAAACAACAAAGTCAACCGATGCCCATTCATTGAGTGGGCATCACTGGATTTTGTTCAACAACCGGAGAGACGACATGACTGAAAACCAAACCGCCGCACAGAAACTCGCAACCATCTGGGTCAAGACCGCACTGGCCCAAGCCAATGACGAGTTCGTCCACAACCCCAACAGCGCCAACTGGAACCGGGTGCAACGTGCCATGCTGACCTTCCAGCAGTTTGAGTACACCACCCGCACCAAGCGTGACGTGGTGGAACTGCTCCAGCAATTGGAGCAAGCCCCCATCACCGACTGGCAGGACTTGATCTGCCTCCACGCTCTCGACCTGTCCTGCGCCGATGCCCTTAACACCTACGCCTGAACGGAGACCAGCCATGTACCAGCAAATGATGGACACCTTCCGCAACAAGATGCGGGAATATGACGCCGCCCAGTGCAAGCGAGCAATGGACGATGTCTACGAGACCCTCTCCCTGCACAAAGACCCGACACCGTACCAGCAAAAACTGCTGTGCGAGTTGGATGCCATCCGTGATCGTCAACGTCAACTTGGAGCCCGACCATGAGAAAACAATTCATCGAGTGCAAAACCTACCGAACCGCCTACAAACGTGCCCCGTGGGCCTGTGCTGTTGCACGGGCAACTGGCGGGTTTTGGGCATTTGAATCTGCTGATGACTACACCAACTGGAAAAAACAATCATGACCAAAAAACAAATCATCAAAGAGGCGGCACTGACCGCCGCCCTGTTCGCCCTCATCGGCTCGGCAATCACCGTCAAGCTTGCCCTGTTCGGGTTCTTTGGGTGACCGCCATGACCATCTCAACAATTGACGCCGTGATGATCGCCGAGGGTGTGACCGAGGTTGAAGACCAAGACACCTACATCGAGGCGTGGCAACTACTGATCGACACGGGCCTTGCGTGGCAACTGCAAGGCTTCTTTGGTCGCACCGCCCAGCACCTCATTGAAAGTGGCATCTGCCACCCCAAAGGATGATTTCAGCCACTAGCCCAGCTTGCTGGGCCTGTGAGTGCAATCCCAAACGGAGAGAAACCATGTACGACATCACACAAAAAGGCGTTAACGAAATCTTGGCTTGGGTCGATGCCCACCACAACTGGCCCGGGGTGGGTGAGTTTTGGGTCTTGGATGCCCGAAACAAGCTGACCTCTGGCCGTCCGCCGATCCTGCAAATTCCCGCCGAGCAAAGCCGCTCAGGCTACCCCGCAAACATGATCGTCAGCCCTGACGAAATCTTCAAAATCTAAAGGAGAGCACCATGCCCACCATCACTTTGCGCCGCCGTGACGGCTCCGAAATCAAGACCGTCAAGTCCCACCTGCTGATCTGCCATGCCGGGGCAGTCACCCACACCCTGCACGTCCACAAAAACGACTCGGGTGAATGGGTCGTGTCCGATCCCGGCTCGGGCGGCAAGCTCCTGCACCTTGAGGCCATGTACCGTGGTTGCCCCGTCAGCACCTACGGGTTCACCTATCCCGAGGTCAAACCTCTGGCCCAAGCTCAGGTCGATCTGCTGATTGAGCGGGTCGGATCGGATCGTTTCAACGACATCCTTGGCGCTCATGTGGTCAAGGCTTGACCGATTCAATTTAAACAGTACACTAGTGCTACTTTCAGGAGATCGATATGACAACCACCAACCGTGAAGACTGGCTGACCGCCGCCGTGAATGAACTGCGCCCCTTCTTTGATGCCATCAACAAACCCCTGCCGCAGAACGTTCGTGTGACGTGCGGGTTTCCATCGAACGCCAAGCGTTCGGGTGCTATCGGTGAATGCTGGGCCGACACCGCCTCCGCAGACAAGACCTTTGAGGTTTTGATCAGCCCCACCTTGGACAACCCCTTGCTGGTGTTCGAGGTGCTGGTGCATGAGTTGTGCCACTCGACTGCCGGGGCCATGAACCACGGCCTCAACTTCCAGAAGGTCGCCGCCCTGATGCACCTTGTGCCAAGTGCTGGCCCGAAAGGTTGGAAAGCCACGGGCCGTTCCTCTACCTTTGAGCCGACCTTCGGCGAGATCATCTCGTCCCTCGGCGCATACCCTCATGCGGCCCTGACCATGAACACAAAGAAGGTGCAGACCACCCGGATGTTGAAGGCCGTGTGCCCATCCTGTGGGTACACAGTACGCCTCACCTCTAAGTGGGCCGCCCTTGGCCTACCGTCCTGCCCACAGGACAGTGACACCCTCAACCTCGTTTAAACAGGAGACCAGCCATGATCGCCACGAATACCCTCACCCCAATCAAAAACGAAATCTTGAAGTTGCCCATCGCCCGTGTCATGGGCGCTTGGGATTTGCACGGTGACAGTCGCCCCCTGCTGGGGTCGGTGAGCAACCAGAAAAACACCGCCGCAGACCTGCTGGCTGAGGCCGTCCACCACGGCAAGCTGACGTTGGACGCCATCCGCAACGCCCCACCAGCCGCACCACCTGCCTCGGCAATCCCTCAGGCAGACCCCGCTGTTGCCGCCGTGGCGGGTCGTGCCGCCGCTGATGCTCTCGATGCCCTGCAAGCGGTTCAGGACATGAGGGACGGGTTCAAATCCGACCTGACCAACCTCAATACCCGCCTCGCCATCGAGCGTGAAGACCGCACCGCCGACCTCGACCAGATCAAGGCCAGCCTCGAGAAGATCAGCAAGGCCAGCAAGGTGAAGGTCGATGAC